CGAATCGGAGTGGCAGACAGATTCAGACGATTAGAGGTGTTGGCTATGGAGATACGTCTTCGGAAAACAGGGTGTTTGACTTATTATAAATTCGTCATCATTGTGTTTTCAGATCATAAAAAACTTCATTAATATCGTTTTCAATCACTTTTGTTCGTTCAATCAGGTCATCAAACGAGAACGGCAAATTGCCTCTAGGAAACATATCAGCCATACCAAGCCAGTCACTTCGGTAATATTCACGAGTTTCATGATTAACTGGCACAAGTATAATGGGTCCCGTCTCGGCAGAGTTACATGACGCTTCATGAGTTTTATAATGGACATCTGAAAAATCAACTCCATCCAAGAATAAGGTTTTATCCTTGCACCAACCTTGCTCAACTTCATAAAGCATCACTATATCATACAGGTGTCTCGCATATTTGGGTCTCCGGCTATTCTGAGTGAGGTTAACATGTATCCCAAATATTTTTTCAAGCATTGTTCTCTGGGGTGATAACGAGAGCACATTAATTTCAACACCCCCATCCTTGAGGTCTTCAATACACTCACCAAGCATGTGCTGAATGCTTTTTATTTCTGTAGGGTTGTTTAATGAAAGCCCACCTGTTTCCAGCAATACTCTGGGCTGAACAGCACCACCATAATCATCTTCAACGAGGGATTTTGGATAGAAGATGGATATATCAAGAGGTTTATCATCAGCAATTTGGACGATTATACGGGCATCCATCTGTGTTAAGAGAGTATTTATTTTTGGATAAAGTTCATCTCTTATAAAGCTTTTAGCGATATCATCAATAGCCTCGGCCTTTCGTCTGCGGCTTTTTCTACTGTCGCCATTTTCCTTGAATATTCTGCTACAGCCTAACAAATCAAGAGCAATAGCAAGATCGATATCTTCCGACATCCGGTTTATTATGCCAAAACATTTTGATAACGAAGTCCCTCCTTTAAATATAAAGGGAGCATTTGACCTTTCAGACAGAGAGGGCGCAATATCATTGTAAATAGCTAGCAACGTCTGGGTGACCCAGAAGTCTTTTTCTATAATATAAGCAGGGTAACCAAGTGGATGGTTATTCTCTGCCGTTTTAAACACAGCCCCCCATTCCTCATGAGGGATTGAAAATAATTTAGCCAATCAATTACACCTTATATAAGAAATTTACTAACCCATCTCATTGAAGCTGGAAGGGCTCTGAAGAAAGATTCTTGAGTCTGTGGTGTAAGAAGTTCCCTGAACCTCTTATACAGTTTATCCTTGTAGAAGGATGCATCATCTCTATTAATGTGGTTTAAAGCGCTCCAGAAAAGTAACGCTTTGGCTCGCTGCCCGTCATCTTCTATATTAAATTTTTCAACAAAATATTGAAGGGATTCTTTATATTCGAACTTTACATTTTTGACATTGTACTTTGCACGAAGACGCTCTGAAGTGAAAAAGCTGCGCACCATCGGTAATTGAGTATCTAGTCCCAAAGCATTAACAGCCGCAACGCCCGCAGGAACAATGGTTGCCTTATTCGACTTCGTAACAGCGGTGATGAGCTCTCGAGGTTCGATGGGCAAACTGCCGAAACGGCTCATTCTAGGGCGATAATAAGCGCCTTGAGATACACGAACGATTTTTTTTTCGCCAACCATCCGGCTTAATGCCTTCAACGTCGCAGACCGCTGATCTTCAGTAATACCCTTGCGTTCAATAAGTTGATCATGTGTGAAAACACGTCCAGGTAGTTGATGACTGACGTAGGAATTGACGTAAGAATTAATGTCTACCTTGGCATGTGATTTATGAATCAATTTAGGCATTTTCGATACCTCAAAACACGAAATCATAGAACTGATTTTGCATCATTCAGTCCAATTGTGCCAGTTGATTTTTGCCCATTGTAGAGAGTGGGCGCGCAGAACAGAGGTATCGCTATTGATACCGGCTTCAGATTTGTAACAAGTGCGCCTCATGATCTACTAGAGAGGGAAATTCAGTATGCTCTCAAGCCGGATCTTAGAAACTTCTACCACCCGTTGATGCGTCAATGTCAGTTATTCACCATGCGCGGTGATAAAAAATGCGAACTTCCGCTCCTCGCGGACTATCACCTCACTTCATCACTAAAATCCAGATTCATTATTCCTAAAATACATCCTAAAATGGCAGCGTAATAACGCCGCCCCTTTTACTAAGGTTGAAGGTTCTTTATGGCTTTAGATGCGGCATCTATCTTAGCTTGTCTTGCTTTTTCCTCAAGATGCTCATCAAGAATTATTTCAATCCCCACCTTTACTATATCAAATGATTTTAAACATTCTTCCTCAGTTAATTCATGAACTCCTTTACTAAGGATTCCGTAAATTTTTCGATGTTCAAAAAGAAATGGTGGGAGGTATTTTTCTAACATTTTTATTTTCTCAGCCATCCGACAAGAATTATAGCTTTCAATATTTATCCCTCCTTGTTTTTCAGCATGCACCCTTGCTCTTTCTACAAGATCCTCAAAAATCCTTCTTATATAGACAAATGAACCGATGCCGATACCATGAGATGCTAAACCAATGGCTTTACGTAAATCACTGTATTGTTGTTTATCCAAGACTGTAGAGTATTTTTTTACATCATATGTATTTAGGTCAGCCATTGAAGGATATTGACCAACTTTTTGGACTTTAAAGTTATCAATTCTGAAAAAGAAAGTTAGTGTGTGCTCTGTATTTCTTAGGCAAGTAAAAACCCTTTTGTAATAAACACCGTCTCCTTCATACCAAGTACTGTGATATCCGCTAGAATACTGATTGTTAAGTCTGAAAAGACTGGAGATTTTACAATCAGGGCAATGCACGTCATTCAATTGGTCAATGAAAAGCATTCCAGCTAGCTCATCGAGCAGGTTTTGAGAGTAAGGTATTTCTTCATATAATGGATGGTTCATATAAAAAACTTCTGCTGTGGGGAGTTGTCTTTTTTCGTCCATTGTATCTCTCTCAAGTGACATGAATGTTTTTCGATTCTGAGTGACAATTCTATCCTCAGGCGATTTATGTCGTCTATAGCAGGCCAGAATATTTCTACCCTAATGGTTTGATTCTATGTTTTATCTAGCGCCTCTTTCAATCTTCCTATTGAATCATCGTACCTGTAAATTCGGTCCAATGTCGTCTTGTGCGAATGCCCTAGCAGGGTGAACAGAACACAGTCGGAGGTTTCCACTGATGTAGCCCCCTGAAACACCAGACAGTGGCTGTATCTCCAGATAAGAGATAGGCTTAAATATATGTCTAACAACCATGTTAATTTTGAGATGACTGGGATCCTGTTAGGGCAAGAAGTCCGTAAGCGTAAGACTCCGCAAGAGAAAATTGCCATCATCCAGCAAACAATGGAGCCGGGCATGAACGTCTCCCTCGTTGCTCGACTGCAAGGTATTCAGCCCAGCCTGCTGTTTAAGTGGAAGAAGCCGTACCTGGAAGGCAGCCTCGCCGCCGTTGCGGCCGGAGAGGAAGTGGCTCCGGCCTGGGAGCTGGCGACTGCACTCAAACAAGTAGACGGTAGCACCTATGTGTAAGTATCCAAGGAAACTTTGCTAGTGCTTTTGAGGTTCCTTGCAATCCAGCTAAGTAAATGTCCGCTCTTCACCCAATCCAGACTGTCAGATCAAGTCTGAACTAATACACATCATTCAAACTCAGCCCAATCCGGCAGCGGTTCAAAACTCATAACCAGATCACCAAAGCTGATTTTCGCTCCACGGCTCAGTGCTTCCAGTTCCCAGCGTTCAGCCGTTATGTTGTGTTTCATCAATTCGCGTTCGATTTCCGGCAATCGCGCCCGTTCTTCTGCCGTCAATCTTGCCGACGGGGCAATATCCCGGCCTTTTGTCGGGTCAAAATTGCGCGGCGCCTTGCTGACTTTGGGCATTTCCTCGCGTATACGTGCCACGATCGCCCTCACAGAGGTAGTGTCTATCCAATCAATCATCGGCTGGTTAGCAGAAATGAACGCTGTAGCGGCGCTCTCAGCCTGGTGATCACGCCCATTTGCGGCGGCTTGCTTTCCACCTACCCCACAGTTATTGACAGGACTCCGAGGCGCGCCGGAGGCGCTTCTTAAATTCAAAGGATGAACGGCAACTTCAACAGCCTTGGCGACAATGCGCCATTTTGTTGTGCGTGTTTCGTGGATAAGGTCAGTGCCAAGATGAGGGGCATAAACGCCGATGATTTTCTGGATCTCTTCGTCGTACTCGTTTAACTCATCAATCACTTGGCGGGCGGTTCTTACCGTTTGCTCATCGCGTGGGACATTCGCCCCACCCTGCGCAGAAATATATGCGGCGAAATCACCACCGTCTGCCGCTGCTCTTGCAGCTTCGACAAGTTCGTCAAACTCGCTAGCGATACTCACACCACGCGGCAATCTGCGCAGCTCGCGATAGGCTCCCATTGTTGGTACACCGATAGATTTAAATTGCGGTATACGCCATGTAGAAGCCCATGCGGTAACGGCTGCGGCAGTCTCTGACAATGATCGGCCAGTCTCATGGTCTATCTCACCTTCCAGAGCATAGCCATCAATGTTCTTGGCTATATATTTAGCGATATAGCCTGCCGCTCCGCCTTTATTTAAATGCTTGCACTCAAAACGCTGGGCTAGTGCCCCCCGTTCATCTCCATCTTCTTGGAGGGCATAGCGGCGCATGATGTCAACGGCAGGCTGACGGTGAGCTTTGTCGCAAAACAACATCATATGCCAGTGAGGTGTAGCGTCATGGTGAGGTTCAACTACGCGCATTCCGTAAACCTTGATGCCGTTGTCTTTGAATGCTGTCCGCATCTTGCCCCAGATTTTCACCAGATAGCGCTGACCATCCTTTGGCGAAAACGCCTCTTCATCCCACTTATGATTGAAATTAACGCGGCGATCAGTCTTTTTCCCGACCATGCGTGTTGGATGGTATTTTGACGGAGTGGTTATCGTGAGGAACATGCCGATATGACTAACTTCTGCGGCATATTTTTCAATTCCTGCAATCGTGCTCATCAGCTCCATACGACGGATTTCAGGGTTAGAAATACTCCCCATAACCTTATCGATGAGATCTATACGTTCCCCTGTTTCGATGTTTTCTAAATCGCAGGATTTAAGATATTCCATGTTTGCTAAACGGCGCGCCCGAACATCCCGGATAGCCTGTTTGCTGGCATAGCCAGACTTTTGCAGACTAACCTCGCCAACAGCAATCAGGAGAGATTCGCGCCATTGAGTGCGCTGCGCTTTTAACTGTCGAATCCACCACTCATCATTTACCAATCGCGCGATGCTGGAGAACGCTGAGCGCATATCCAGTTTGCGTTTACAGTATTTTTGCCAGTGCATTGGAGTGATATTAAAAACGCGGGCAGCACCGGCAACCTCACCATAAATTTTTTGCTGTGCGCTGTCGGTGAATAGCTTGGCTTGTACGCCGTTATGCTGACTTAGAAGCTGATCACTCTGCTCTTCATATTCAGTGAACAGCCGGGATGAAATTTGCATCGCGAGACGTTTTAACGCTTTATCATTCATTCCAGCTAACTGGCGATAACTCTCAGCCTCATCAGTAAAAATTTCATTAGCTCTGCCACTTAAGGCCAACGCATATTTAGCCTGTACAACCTCGATACGTGGCCAAATTCGGGGCATAAAAACATTGATGAGGTAACGATGTGCAGCCAGCAACCCTGAGCTTTCTTTAAGGTATTCATAACGGCCAGAGAAAACGCCACTTAGAAAAAATGGCAGCGCGTGGATCTTGCGTAAGGCATCTTGCCCCTGATGGAATTCATCACGGGTAAGAGGTCTTTCTTTTGAGATTGCAGGACGGGGGGCGTTCCAAGGGTATGCGCCGACAAAAGGAACCTTGTCGGCTTTTATTAGCTTAGGTGGTGGCGAGGGCGCGATACGCCCTCTCGCATTCATCAGCACGTTATTTACCGGACTGCGTCACGTTAAAAGCAACCCGGCAAAGATCTCCAATATCAGCTATCTCATCAGCCAGTTCCGCAAGGGTACGGACATCGGAATCTCTGATATGAAAGTGCAGTAATCCTTTCACCAACTGGTCAATCTTGGCGTAGTAAGCCGTGGCTTCTAAATATTCCTGCCCTTTCTTATCGCCAGAAAGAACAGTTTTCTTTTTGTTGAGAATGAACTGGT